CCCGTAAGCTCCCTGCCATGCTAGCGTGACATCCGTCACGTTTAATTCATACCCAAGGAAGTGTAGGCCTGCCTTATGACCGATTTAGGCACTCGCCATAGTCGATCAGCGGCAGGACCCATCGCTGTTGGTTATACCAACGGCGTGAAGTCCGGTCAAGAAGTTCTTACCGGCTACACTGAGATTTCAGACTCCCTTAATCACGCTGGCTTTCCCAAGTTATTGGGGAGCGGAGCGGATATAGGGGGCGCGTGGCTCATGACCCGTACCAGATATGATTATCGTCTGGGTAAGATCGTGACTGGGCAGTTCCGGGGTTCCGATTCCGTCATTACTGGCGGTCCTGGTTCCCAGGTCCATCCCGACCCACCATCGGATGTTTCATTATATCCGAAGGGTGCCACTGCTATATCTCATAGCATTCCAACTAATCCTGCCTTTAGTGCAGTCACTTTTATGAGTGAAACACTTCAAGACGGGATTCCCAGTTTGTTGGGAGTCGAAACCTGGAAGCATCGGACAGAAATTGGCCGAGGCGCAGGTTCCGAATATCTCAACACTCAGTTTGGCTGGCTACCGCTTATCTCTGATATGCGGAAGTTTGCCTATGCCGTGAAGAATCATTCGAAAATCTTGAATGATCTCCAAGCGGGGTCGAGGAAACATACTCGAGTTGGATTTGCTTTTCCTAGTGACGAAAGCTCCTCTTCTGGAACGACCTCTCTGTTTTTACACAAGGGTGGTAATTCCGGAGTTTCCGTCGCTTTGTCTGGCGCATATTCGCGCACCCAAACTAGTAATATGTGGTTTAAAGGTAGTTTTACCTACCTTATACCAGCTAGTAAGGGTCAGCTAAGCAAGGCTCAGCGTTACGCTGAGTACGCAGATAAACTGTTAGGGTTGAAACCAACTCCGACAGCTATCTGGAATGCTTCGCCGTGGACATGGGCGCTGGACTGGTTCACTAATGCCGGTGATATTGTAAATAATATCTCGGCGTTACACCAGAACGGCTTGGTGCTGGAATATGGGTATTTAATGGCATCCACAAGAAGTGTGGACACTATTAGTACCTCGGGGAACACAACGTGGTCCTCGTGCTCTCGTTCTCTCGTTAGAGAGTTCAAAAAGCGCATTCCAGCAAATCCATATGGGTTTGGCATTTCTGATGGGGCATTAAGCCTTAGTCAGAAGGCCGTCATCGCGGCTTTGGGTTTATCCCACGGTCACGGTGGTCGCGGGTAGCTAGGCGATCAAAACCTAGTTACTCTACACACGACATTCACACCCTGTGAATGTCCCACAAAGGAGACATGCACGATGGCTTTTGCCGATCCTCAGTCAGTCACTATTAACTCGGTGGCGATCTCGCTGCCTCGAACTTCGTTCGGGGCTAATTCGGGAACGTTCACCTCAGCTGATGGCTTGAATAAGCTGTCCATCTCCCATACTTACGGGAGTAGGACACGTAGGCTTATTCGACTGGACAACTCCAAGATCGCTGCCGATCCCCTGCTTGCAGGGGTCAACGCGAAGGTGTCAATGTCCACTTATCTTGTTGTCGACGTGCCCCTTGTGGGCTACGACGTCGCGAGTGAAAAACTCGTAACAGATGGCTTCATCGCCTATCTGTCCGCCAGTAGTGGCGCCAAGATGACTCAGCTGCTGGGAGGCGAGGATTAATCATCCTCGTAAGCTGGGACTCAGATACTGGGTCTTTGCCTTACTCCCTCAGTGCTGCTGTCTTGCACCCCACGCTTTCCATGTGTGGGGCATAAGATAGTTCTCTAGAAATAGAGATAGAGGATTCCTTTAATCGTGCTCATGATTAATCACCCACTAAGGGGATTAATGAAAAGCATGACGGATCTCTGGCGTGAACTAGCCAATGAATTGGCTGGTTGGTGTCACACTAGCACTACTCAAGACTATAATAAACTCTTGAGTCGTGTCGAAAATGAGGGCTTGTCCTTCTTGACGATTACTCTGCCTTCCTTTGGGAAGGATTTTGAGAATTGTCTTGAACAAGGCCTGGTGGACGACTGCCATTTCCGCGGTTTTAAGCGGAGTGGTGGTCTCCCCCTGTTTCTAGGGGGTTTCCTTCGCCAAATTTTCGACGTTTCTAGTGGTGTCATCTTGCCACAACCTTCGATTGATTCCATCTACGCTGTTAGGCAGCTTACTGCTGTCTTTGCGAAGATTCTCGTACCCTGTAGTGAAGATAGGGTTCGGGACGCTTTCGTTGGTTATGTCAAGATTGAGGAGGATCTCCTCGCGTGGGAGGAAGGTAACACGTTCGATGTATCCAACTTTGAACGTGTCTCCCGCTTACTTTTTAGCGATGTTTTCGCTAAAATGGATGAGCTCGTTTATAATTCAGAGCTCGTCCCACGTCATGGACCCGGTTCGACCGCAGACCGTATGTCTGGAAATCAGAAATACGATCTGAAGCTTTGGTCGGAACGGTTGGAATCACTTTTCCCTTTTGGGGATTATGCGATTCCTAACTGGCGGTATAATAACCAGTACCATGATGTCGAGATCCTCGATCCTGACGCGGAATGGCCCGTAAAGGTCATACACGTACCTAAAACGCTTAAAACTCCACGGATCATCGCAATGGAGCCAGCCTACATGCAGTATATGCAGCAGGCCGTCCTCCACCCGTTGGTCCAGCATCTCGAAGCTAAGGTTGTCGAGGGTAACACCCGCGATAATCTCGGCTCTTACTTCGTCGGTTTTACAGATCAAATCCCAAATAGGGAGATGGCCTGTCGAGGAAGTAAGGATGGGTCTCTGGCTACTCTCGATTTGAGCGAAGCCAGTGACCGAGTTCATATTCTGCATGTAGAGGCCATGTTGCAAAGATTTCCTCATTTTTATGAGGCTGTCCAAGCGACTAGGTCTACGAAGGCAGAAGTGCCTACGATCGGAGTTCATTTAGGCTCTCTTCGTAAGTTCGCGTCTATGGGATCTGCGCTCTGCTTCCCTATCGAGGCAATGGTCTTTACAACGGCCGTTTTTCTCGGTATAGAAGCATCGCTAAAGACACCATTGACACGTAAGATCGTAAGATCTTACGTGGGTAAAGTGCGTATCTACGGGGATGATATCATTATTCCCGTAGAATGTGTTACTGACGTGATTGAAACTCTGTCCCGTTTGGGTTTCAGAGTGAATTTCAACAAGAGTTTCTGGAATGGGAAATTCCGGGAGTCTTGTGGAGGGGATTACTACGCGAGCGAGGACGTTACACCTGTCCGCGTTCGTAACCTGTTCCCTTCTTCACGTCACGATGCTGAAGGAGTGCAATCTCTTGTTGCTCTTCGGAATCTTCTCTACCTGAGAGGATTGTGGAGAACAACTCGTTGGCTCGATGAACAGATAGTGGGAAAGTTACTTCCCCATTTCCCAATCGTCGAGCCGACAGCACCTTGTATAGGTCGTACATCATTTCTGCGATATAAAGCAGAAAAGATATGCGATGCGACGCATGCTCCAAGAGTGCGAGCATACGTAGCAAAGCCGAGGATACCTGCTTCTGAAGCAAGTGGAATCGGTTCCCTTCTCAAGTGTATTCTACCTACGCGGGTTAACCCCTTCGAAGATAAGAAGCATCTTTCGCACGCAGGCAGGCCTTCAGCTGTCGACATCAAACTGAGGTGGAGCTCCCCCTTCTAATTAATGAAGGGGGAGAGCACTATCAATAATAGCTAGAGTGAAAGAGGAGACTAAGCCCCTTCACAATGGGTGAGGCCTTTCCTTTCGCTTTATACTCTCAGAGATTTTCTGAGGGTAGCTATGATAGTGGCTTTAACGTAGTGGGAGGAGTGAGACTGGGACCCTTTATGGGCCTCGGTCTCGCCTTTGCCGGGGGTCCCCTAGGGGATCCCCGGTACCCCCCACTACATGGAA